GCCCTGGCCGCGGTGCCAGAAGAGGCGCCCGTCCGCGGTGCCCCAGAGCGCGCACGCGGGGTAGCCGGCGGCCTCGTTGTGCTGGGCGCCAGGCGGCTCCGGCTCGTCGAAGGTGAACTGGTGGCGCCACGCCAAGTTCGACGGCGTGCGGAAACTCATGCGAAACAGCGTCTCGCGGAGCCACGGCATCGACGCCATGGTGTCAGGCGGCGGGGTGTCGCCGCTGTTCATTGTCAGCGCCGCGGCCACCGCGTCATTGAACCCGGTGCGAACGTTGCCGCCTGTGGAGTTGTCGACGACGACGCTGTCGGCTTGGGTCATGCCGCGAATACCCTGATTTTCCCGGTATTTATCGAGGCGCGGGAGCTGAACGTCCCGCGGGGGTCGCCGGCGCTGATGACGCGGATGTAGTCGAGCGTGCCGCCGGTCAGCGTTACGTCGCCGCGCGATACGTCGCCGTCCAGGCCGCCAGTGATGGCGCCGCCGGACGACTGCCAGCACCACTGCCCCCCGCCCATGTTTACCAGGGAGCCATCAATGAACATCTGCGTGATGCCGCCATGGGTGCGCCAAAGCTGGAACCCGGCGGTCGTCGTCTCGGGCTGGGATTGGCGAACAGACGTGCTGCGCAGGCTCTCCTCGCCGGGGTTGACGTCCACCCAACTGCGCGAAACGGCGCACTGGTAGCCGGACTGCCGCGGGCTGCCGCCGTTGCCAACCTGCAGAAACAGCGGCTGGGCGTTCGACATGGCCACCCGCACCGAGATCTGGTAGCGGTCGGCTTGGGGCAGCGCCAGCGCGTAGTCCTGCGCGCCGGCGAACACCCTCTCGCCAACGAGGGTCTGGCCGAGCTTCCACCCCTGCGCCCTGAGCGCGGCGTTGGCATCGAGCTGCGCCGCGGTGACGCCCGGCACCATGCCGGAGCGCCCGACGCCGAACGTCGGCAGATCCGGGCTCTCCATGGTCGCCACGACAATCGCGCCGTTGGCGTTGCGCTTCAGGAAGCCATCGGCAGTGCCAGCTGCGGCGAGAGCGGAAGCCAAGCTCGCCAGTGGCGCCGTGTCGACGCCCTGGATGAGCGGGACGGAGCCGGTTGCGGTGATGCGGAAGACGGAGACCCACGCGGTATTCTGCGGATTGCGGACCTTGAAGTGGTTCGTGTTGAGGTCGAACCACGCCATACACTGATCGTACACCGGCGGCTCGGACGAACTCGCTGAGAAGGTCGTGATCGCACGGACGGCGCCGTTCAACTCGTTTAAGAACGGGCCGCCCGGCTGGTCCGCGAGGCCGCCCAGTGCGAGGGAAACGGCCATCTAGTACTGCACGAACGGCTGAATGTAGGCGAGCGCCCAGTCCGGCAACCTCTCGCCAGCCTTGTGCCGCGCCTTGAGTTCGACCAGCAGGGCGTCGCCGGCACTCGGCGTCTTGGCTGTGCGCCGCGACTGCGGCAGGAAGCTCCCGGCCGACCCCGCGGACTGGTCCCAGAAATACTTGCCGTCAGCCGGGAGGTCGGGGCGGTACGGGAACACCTTCATCGTCGCCGCACCGGTCGGAGCGGAAGGCGTCAGCGCGCGATCAACAGGCCCGTCCGGCGTGCCGTCCGGCACCTCGGCGTAGCCGATGAGCGCCCGATCGCTGGTGAGCAACGCGGCGAACGCCATCTAAACGACCTCCTCGACAATCACCTGCAGGGTGGACACGGCGATGCCAAATGCCCCGTCGCTAGTGTACAACAAAGCCTTCCACTTTAGCGCGCGGAAAACCCACTCGCCCACGTCCAAGCGGGTCCATGGCGACCAGATCGTGGCGTCGCTGGAAGGATCCCCGGACGTGGTGGAAATCTCGATCACGCAGTCGACCGGCGCTCCGATAGTCCCGGAGATCGACGGCCACGTCGAGATGTTGGTCGTCCTCTTGGAGATGAGGTCGCCAATCAACTCGGCTGACAATGAGATGTTCTTGCGGACCCGGCAGCGCCGGATCTCGCCCATGTCGAAGTAGGGGTCGGCCGCGTAGTAGACGCCGCCGTTGACGACGTTCAGGCCCACTGCGTCCCAGTTCGGGATGGCATCCACATCGGCGATGCTGTCGAAATCGCCAGACATCAGCCGCAGCGAACCATTGGCCGCAGCGACGTTGTATTTCGGCCCGAGGAACAACGGCTCCTCGGCAAGGATGCCGTTTGGGATGACGTCGAACTCTTGGATGCTCGCCGCATCCGTGGACACCGCGGCGTACTCGCGACTCAGGTTGCCGCTACTGTCCTCCGTCATCACCATGTAGGTGCCAGTGAGCAGCGGGACGTTGATTGAGAGCAGCGCCGCCGAAACGTCGGTGGCGATAAGCTGAGTCGACCGCTGCCACGCCGCCGAGAACCGCTCCGGGCTGTGCCGGATGAGCAACTTGCCGCCGAACTTGACGTCGAGCTCCGGCGGCTCGTCCCAGTGCAGCCGCGCCACCGTCCCTGACAGGATGACGAGCTGCAGGTTGCCGACCGGCTGGGGCGGGTCAATGCGCCCGACAACCCGATGCTTCAGTACCTCGGTGAACTGGCTCGGAAAGTAGTCCTGATGGGTGTACTGGATGCGGAAGTCGTAGGAGTTCCCGTCCTCGCACCCGAGGATGCCGATGCGGCCGTTGCCGTAGTTGGTGGCCTGGACGATGGAATAGTCGTCCGTGGTGCCGCTGTACTTCATCATGACGACGATCTGGTAGCCGCGATGCGCGATCGGCTTCAGGTGGATGATCACCTGCGTGACGAGGTCGCCCTGAGCCGTGACCAGCATCTCGCGGGCGCTCGACAGCACGGAGGTGATGACCGGCGTCGGCAGCAGCCGCGCCAAAGTCGCGCGAGGGTTCCACTCGGGCAGCCGCGTGCGGAGTTCCGCCAGCGTCGGCGGCAGCGCCACGAGGGTGAGGCGCATGTCGTCCTTGTTGTCCGGCTGCACGTCGCGCAGCAGCAGCGGGACCACCTCGCGCTCGCGGGGGCCGAAGGAAAAAACGGCGTCCGGCTCCGGTCGCGCGGCGTGCGCTGGCGGGCGCGCAAAGAAGAGTGTGTCGTGCTCGCCCGGCTCAGAGATGACCGCCAGGGTGGACGCGACGCCGTTCACCGCATAGGCGATGCCATAAGCAACATCCGGCTCCATCTCCACCGGGCCGGTCAGGGTCACGCCGATGACGTCGAGGCCGTCGTCTGACAGCAGCACGGCCTTGATGCGCCCGCGCGCGGTGCCAACGGCAATGTCGTCTGAGGCATAGGCCACGCAGTCGCCGATGTCGCAGGAGAGGCCCTGGATATTCGTCACGACCTCGGTAACCTCGCGGCGCAGCGTCGTCTCGGCGATGGCCGCCCGCCCGAGCAGCGTGGCCTGCGCGCGGCCCGTCAGGCCGACGAACGTCCGGTCCTCGACGTACTTGGCGGTGGTGGCGTCGAAGCCGTCCGCGTAGATCAGCCGCTCAGCCGCCGTCCAGTCCTCCTCGGCGTCCTGGATGTTCACGCGCACTGCGTGCAGCTCTTCGCCAAGCGCGTCGGTCGTGCGCGCGTTCCAGCAGTTGACGCCATCGACGAAGATGCGGCGTGGCAGCGGCGTCGCCTCCACCGGGTCGAGCACGATCGCCCGCTTGCCATTGCGCCGGCAGCGGGCAAAGAAGCCGGCGACGCCGATGTCGCTTATGAAATCGGCGACACTGCCGATCTCGAAGTCGATCCAAGCGTTGAACTCCAGCTTGTTGCGTTGGTTGAACGCGGCGACCTCTTGGAACCGCGGCAGATCGAGGCCGGCGTCGGGGATGGGCTGCGGCCAATGCGGCATCTGGTAGATCCAGCGGGCGATAGCCGCCGGGGTGGACGAAGGCCCCCACTCCCACTTCTTCGCCCCGTCGTTCCAGTCCCAAAGCAGCGACTGGGAGATGCAGGAGACGTTGGAGAGGGTGCCGGAAAGCTGCTCGCTGGCCTTGATAACCATGGTGAGGGTGCTGGCACCTATACCCGGCGGTACAGGCGGCCGGTTCGCAAACGAGGTCATGCCGGTCAGGCTCACCTCGCTCCAGACCTGGTTGTCCACCGTGGAGTTCGGGTTGCTGACGCGCTTATAGCGGACGTTGTACTTGCCGCTTGGACTGGCGCCTGAGGCGTCCCACGAGTGCGAGCCGAACGTCTCCTTCGGCCCGCCGGCGCCCGCGGTCATGGTGTACTCGCCGATGACCAGCCGCCACTCCTCGGGCCTCTCAACGGGCGCGTCGTAGATCTGGATCTTGATGGAATAGTTCTCGTACTTCCCCTTGCTGTTGGCCATGCCGAGGCTTGGCGAAGTGAAGTGCGCGGTGATCCGGTCGGTGTTGATGGCGGTCGAGCGCACGACCGCCTCTTTCCAGATCAGGGCCGCGTCGTGCGGCTCGTGGACCGCGTCAGCCGGGTACATGTCGCTGCCGCGCCCCGGGTTCACGTCCCACGAGGTCTCGACGTTCAGCGGCCCCAGGCCGTTGTAGACGACGATGTCGCCCTTCTTGAACCGCCCGGCGTCGCGGGTGGCCGTCCACTTGTCGCCAGGCAGCGACCCCGCTCCGCCCGCGGGGAAGCCGGCGTTCGGGTTCCACTGGCCCCGGTCGCGCATCTGCCGCGGATGCCACCCCCGGTCAAAGCGAACCGTGACATCGGGGATCTCCTTGATGTTGGTCTCCCCGATGAAGATGTCGGGGTCGGTGACCGGGCCGAGCGAAAGCACGAAGATCGCGTGCAGGTAGACCTGCTGCCCGCGGATCTCCGGGTACGTGCCGCCGGAGTCCGGCATGAACTTGACGCGCCCAAGCAGCACCGGCACGACGCCACCCGGCTTGCGCTGATTGTTGGCCCCGCTAAGGCTGTAGACGCTCTGCTGCTTGGCCTGCTCGTACTGCGGCGGCTTGACCACGGGCGGCGGGAGGAACTTGTTGACCGCAAGCATTCCGATCGACATGACGGCCGCGCCGGCCATGGGGTTGCCGCCAGTTAGGGCAGTGGCGCCGATGGCCAACGCCATGACGCCCACCATTGCGGCGATGCGCAGGCCACCCCCGCCGCCCTGCGGCACGACGACGACCCACACCTTCGCGCCGGCCTTCGGCCGGATCCTGCCCCACCAGTCGCGCTCTACCCGCGTGCCGCCGATCCATACTTCGGCGAACGTCAGCGTGGCGTCGTCAATGCCCGCCAGCCGGACGAGGTCTGAGATGCGCATGCCCGGCTCGACGGTGAGCCGGCGGCAGTCAAAAGGGCTGCCGGCCGGCCCCTCCCAGCCGGCGCACATGCTCTCATGGCGCAGCACCGCGTCGATGCGCGAGCGCATGTCCTCAATGTCGGAGATGACCGCGCCGGCGGCGCCGTCCGGCTCGGCGTGGAGGACGCGCCCGCCGCCGATGACGAGGCCCATGTGCACCGGGCGGATGACGTAGCGGCCCTCGTGCCGGAATGCCCGGAGGATCCGCGCCACGTCGAAGGGCTGCTCTTTGCCCTTTGGCACCAGCCGCCAGCCGCCGACGTGCGCCTCGATCTCGTCGTAGACACGCATGAGGTCTTGCGCGCCGACCGTGTCGAAGATGGGAAGGCGCAGGCCACCGTGCTCCTCGAGCGCAAGTCGCACGAGGCCGAAGCAGTCCGCGCCTTCCCTGGTGCGGCCGCCCGCTTTCCACGGGATGCCGACGTACTGGTGTGCCCAGTCCGTCATGTGGCCACATTCGGGACGAGCCCGAGCCACGCAGCGGCCCCGACGAGACCGGCGAAGATCGCGAGGAGCAGAAGTGCCGCCGCGAGCATGAGAGCCTTGCCGGCAACTTTGGGCGACTTGGCGCCGCGGGCGCGCGCCTCCTCCACCCCGACGTTGGAGATGGAGTGCGGGAGGTCGATGAGCATTGCTCCATCCCGCAGGAAGCCGGCGAGGTTGCGGCGCAGTCGTGCCCATGCGGCTACCGGCCCCTCGGGCTCCGTGGGGCGGCCCGGCACGCCGACCATGCGCATGGCATCCTCGACGACGACGGGCTTGACCTCCAGGGCCTCGGAGATCTGGCGCACGTAGGCCCGGCGCTTGGCCGGCTGGTAGTTGGGCACATGGCAGCCGACAGCGCGGCCACCCTTGCCGCGGCGAACGTAGAGGTCTGGCCACCGGGCGTCCGCAACGGTCGGCGGCACCCAGGCGGTGCCGAGGACAGCGACGGTCAGCGAGTGTGCGTGCTTGTCGTAGGAGGCGGTGAGGCTAGTCATGCACGCCCGTCCAGTTCGCGTGGTACTTCTCGGGAGGGAACGACCGCGTTTCAAAGTCGCCGTCGTCCAGGGCCGCCGTGATCCATCCGCCGCCCGTCTGCGTCTGCCTAATCTCCATGATCCAACTGTGAAACACAGCGTCGGGATCGTCGCCGGATACCTGCTCGATGAGCACGGTTGGCCGTGGCGGCCCAAGGGTACGGAGGTAGCCGCGGTTCTTGGCCGACTGGATAGGCAGGGAAAGCTCGCCCTCGGCGAGGTCGTTGCGGCCGTTGCTAGGCAGGCGGAGTTCGAAGCCCTGCGCCTCGAACAGGTGGCCGCGGCTCTCAAGATCTACACCTGCGTCTGTGTACCTTAGCGCCCCGGGCGCCGATGGGTGCGTGATCGTGATGAGGATGGGGTAGGCTCGGATGACGCTCTGCTGCGAGTTGCGGGCGAAGTCGGGGTAGAGGCGGAAGGCATCCCACACGAGCCGTACCTGGGCATCAAGCGGGGCCTCAATCTCGATGGCTGGCGGCGGCGGCGGGAGCGTCGTGATGAACCGGACGGCTGGAGGCAGCGCCGCCTCAATCTCGATGGCGGGCGGGACGTGCAGCGCCGTGACGGACGAGAACCAGATGTCCCCGGCCACGCTTGCCGCTTCGGCTTCGACGGCGGGAGGAACGCCCGTGATCGTGACGCTGCTCTTGATGGGGGTCGCGTCCAGCGCCGCTTCGATCTCGACGGCGGGTGGCGCCGGGTAGCTGAAGTAAGTGCTGAGCCTGACCCCAACAGGATCAAGGGCGGCCTCGATCTCAATGGCGGGCGGTGGCGTTGCCGTGACATCGCCAAGGATCGCCATGGCATCAAGGGCGGCCTCGACCTCAACAGCGGCCGGCGGCGCCGCATCCACGCTGAGGTAGATTGCCGGCGCGTCCAGCGCCCTCTCCACTTCGATGGCCGGCGGTGGCTGGATGCTGAGCGACGTGTTGTAATGGATTTTGACCCGAACGTAGTCGATCTCGACGTTCGAGTTGCTCGCCGCGGAGCGGCACTGCAGCGCAAAGCCGAAGCGGGACTCGCCGCAGATCGCCCGGGTGAGGCCGTAGCCCCACATGTCGGTGCGCCCGCCGAACCTCAGCGTCTGGAACGTGCCAGCGAGCCGGGTGGTCGGGTTCTTCCGGGTCTCCGCGAGGTACTCGCCGGCCCGGATCAGGCTGATGGAGACGAAGTCGACGACGCCGGCCGTGCGGCGCAGGTAAACCTCGATCTCGAGGCCGGTGATTTGCGCGCCGGTGGGGATGGACGGACGCAGATCCTCGCCGCGGAGCCAGTTCGTCCAGACCCCGTTCGCCATCTTCTCGCCGGCCAAGCCGGACGTGATGGTGCACTGGCCGTCGATGGCTCGGATGCGCTCGAAGGCAAACCAGGGCGCGGTCCCGTACTGCGCATTCCACGCGCCGCTATGCGTCCCGGTGACAACCGGGAAGAGCCACCCCGTGTCAGGCATGAGCGCGCGCCGCCGTCATCGCTATGCCGTGCGGCCTTCGGTGGTGATGGCGGGGATCCTGATTGATTGCCCGGCAGACACCTCGCGAGGGCCGCCCAGGTCGAACCACCGCAGGACGTTTCGCGTCGAGACGGTGGCGCCGGGCATCGTGAGGACCGCGTAGGCGGCACCAGCGCCCGTCAGCGGGATCTTGTCGCCGACGCCGGCGGTGGCGGTGAACTCCTGATCCTTCATGACCAGCACGGCCTTGTCCGTCGCCTCGTCGACGGCGTTCGTCGGGAACTCGATCTCGTTTGGCGCGATCGCGATGCCGCCGGACGTGTAGCCGGCGCCCGCGGCGATCTCGACCATTTCGCCCAACGTCTCCATGTCGGCATTCGGGACGTTGGCTGCGGTGACCAAAGCCAGAAAGAAGTTGGCCGGCAGCGGGACAGTGCGGCGGTAGATCATGTCGTAGTGGAGCTTGCGGCCGATATTGAAGCTGCCGGACGCCATTACGGGTATCTCCTCATCTCAAGTGGGACTTCGACCAGGCGGCCCTTCGCGGACCACGCCGGCTCGTTCTCGATGGAATAGGTTGCGGACTGAGTGTCGCCGTTGAGCTTGGCGACGAACCGGTACGTCCCGCCCTTCAGCGTCTGCTTCCAGAACACGAGGAGGCGGTCGTACTGGTCGCGTGTCATGAGCATGCTGCCCTTGAGCGTGTCGGCGGCGCCCAAGCGGATCTGCCGCGCGATGGGCGGCTCGACGCCAGCCGGCGAGCGGTCGGCGAGCTTGCCTGGCGTGTAGGAGAAGCCGTCCTCCATGAACGCCTGCGGCAGCGTCTCCGGCCACTGCGGCCACTCGCCAGCCATCAGCGGGTCCTCCGCACGACTTCCTCGACGGCGCGGCGCGGGCCGGAGCCGGGCGTGGCGATGGAGCGGGTGAGCGCCGCCTCCATGATCTGGATGGTCGTGCTGCCGTCCGGCTCCGCGCGAGTCTCGACGCGGGCGGAACTGTTGTTGATGACGTTGACCTTGTTCTCGACGCGCACGTTCGGCGAGGCGCCGGCAGGCTGCAACCGGCTCATCTGCCCAGGCGTAAGGATCGTCTCGTCCTTGCGGATGATGGCGGCCATGTCCGACGATGGCATGCGCCCGCCATGGAACTTGGGCGCATCGTCGAATGCGCTGTACGGCATCCACCGGCGGCCGCTCGGCTCGCTCGTGGTGCCGCCGCGGTGGAAAAGGCCGAAGAAGTTGCCGCCGCCGGATGCGCCGGAACCAAAGCCGCCCCCGGAGCCGGCGCCAGCGCCTGCCGTTGGGGCGCCAAGGCCACCGGCCGCCATAGAG